TATATCTATAAAATCAACCAGAGGGTGACCTCTGCTTACATTATGAAGGTAATCATAATAAAAACCACCAGACCCATAAAATATTGAATCCAGCGACATACCTGTGTGGCAATTATAATTTAAATCCTCATAAACATAGACTAATGAATTTTTGATTTGTTTTTTTAATTCTTTTATAAAACTAACACATAAATCATAATCCGTATATGCTTTGAAAGAGTTTATAGATTCGTCATTAAGAAATTTTTCTGGATTTAGTTTATCACAAAAAGAATTTATATACCCTTTGTAGCTTCTACGATTAATTTTTGTTTGTAAAAAAACATTTGTATACGAATCTCTAAATTCTTGTAATTGATTTAAAATTATTGATCTACCATGATTCCTAATATTTTCGCCCTCTGGGACGCGACTTAACAAGCAAGACATTTCATCTCCAATTTTAACTCTACCACACTTTACAAGTTCAGGTATATGATTGGATTTATGGTTTTTTAAAAAAGTAGACTCTTTCTTTAAAATATTCTCTGAATCATCTAGGGAGATTTTAAAAGTAAACTTTTCATTTTGTTTATCATATACCGAAAAAATATCGTAATGATCAAAAACACCACTACTATCTATTTTTTTTATCTTAAAATCAGGTAAGAATTTATTTAAAGTAATCCGTGCAAAGTTTTTCTCTTCTTCATTGTCGCTTATCTCTCTAAAAGAATAAGCTTTATCTTTAAATAAAGATGAAATATCCACGCTTATAATAAAAAAGAACCCCCCTTTTTCAAGGGAGGCTCTTGATGGGTTAACTCCTTTTGAGCGTTAGGAAACTTTACCAAAGTTTTGAGCTGCAATGCGGACACCAGCAATACTGGTTTTAGCGAGCCTACGACTCACTCCCGCATTACGATCATAAACATTAACATAATTATCAGTCTCTCCCATAAGCTGGGCGTTCATAGCTGTGCCCTGCGTAGTGTAAAGACCGAAGAACCTACCTTTGGTATTGCGGATCGCTTTCATGACCCGAGTATTAACTTTCTTCATTGGAGGTATTTTAGACGAAAGATAAGTCTTTGTCAACAACTTTTAGGTGAATTTTCTCTATTTTAGAGTTTTTCACTAAAAACTTAGAAAGAGGCACTTGTATTACACTCTTTACCAGGTTTTTAATCTGTCTAGCGTGACTATTTTTTTCTTTTACTTGGGCGAAAATATGTTTTCTAATTGAAGAGCCGTAACTTATTTCTAAGCCTTTTTCTTCTAGCCTATTCTTAATTATTTTAAGCTCTTGGTTTATAATTTTTTGCAAATGAGTATCATCTAAGTTATTGAAAAATATAACTTCATCTATCCTAGCTAGTAATTCAGGTCGCAAATGGCTTTTAAGAGCTTTCTTGTAAACGCTAGAGTCACTTTCTTTCTCTGGCGCAAATCCCATGCTGCGCTTAGACTTTTCGCTATGACCGATATTTGATGTCATAACTATTATTGTGTTACTAAAGTCAATTTCCCTATTAAAGTTATCTATTGCATTACCCTCGTCTAAAATATGCAAGAGTAAGTCTAAAATTTTAGGATCACACTTTTCAACCTCATCAAACAAGACCACACAGTTAGGATTATTTCTTACAAATTCTGTTAACAACCCGCCTTCCTCAAAACCTACATAGCCAGCGTTGGCACCTATAAGCTTAGAAATAGCAGTTTTATCCTGATATTCGCTCATATTTAGTTGTATGTAAGATTTTTCATTACCAAAGAAGTATTTAGATATTTTCTTGGCTGTAAATGTCTTACCCACGCTAGTGCCGCCTATGAACAGGAAGTTCGACAAAGGCTTTTTCGGATCATTTAACCCGCTTTTAGCACAAGATAATGCGTTATTAATAGTGTTAATTGTCTCTTCTTGGCCAAAGATCTCACTATTCATCTGCTTCTCAAAATTCTTAAAAGATGAGTTGTTTTTTACTATACTTTTAGCTGATAAACCTGTCTTTTCACTAAAAATAGATATTATATCTCTCTGTCTGACTTTATGCTTTCGACCTTTTGGTTTAGCGCTACCAGCTAACTCTTTTAAATAGTCTTTTATAACCTCTGTGAACTCTTCTTCATTTAGTTTTTCATCGTCACTATTCTTTACAAGATAATCACAAAGCTTTTCTTTGGCACTAGTCATTTCTTTTGACTCGGTAAAGTATTTTATCTTTGTCCTAGCTCCTATCTGATCTACTAAGTCAAAAGCTTTATCTGGGAATCTTTTGTTGCTTAGTAATTTGTCACATAAGTCTAAAATAGTATCTATATCTTCTTCTTTGTATGACACATGATGAAATTTCTCATAAAAAGGAAGAGCTTGCATCAAGATATCCTTAGTAGCTGATTTAGATGGTTCTTCAATTATAATTTTATCGAATCTCCTCTTCATAGCTGTGTCTTTTTCAAAGAATTTCTTGTATTCTTGAGATGTCGTAGCTCCTATACATTTGATGTCTCCCCTAGCTAAAGCAGGTTTCAGCATGTTTGATGCATCCACAGCGCCTTCTGAGTTACCTGCACCTATAATCGTGTGTATTTCATCAAAAAACAGCACAATATGCTCATCTTTTGCTGCTTCAGCGATTAGAGCTTTAAATCTCTCCTCAAACTCACCTCTGTATTTAGTGCCAGCTATCATAGCGCTAATATCAACATTGTAAATTGTCATCATGCCCAAGTGAGGAGGCACTTGTTGTGTGACTATTTTTTGCGCTAAACCTTCGACTATAGCTGTTTTCCCGACCCCAGCTTCTCCAACTAATATAGCATTGCTTTTGTTCTTTTTAGATAATATCTCTATAAGTTCTTTAGTTTCGCTATCTCTTCCTGTAATTTTAGCAGGTTCATCTGTTATAAACTTTTCATTAAGATTTATGCAATATTGTTGTAAGTTGCTTTTAGAAGGTTTCTTTTCTGGCTCTTCTGTAAAACTTATAAACTTAGGCGCTCTTTTACTTTCTATCTGTAAAATATTCTTTACCTGATCTGTAGGCGGTATACTTGTTTCCAACACATGTGTTTCGATAACATCTTTAACGTGAGCTGGTTCGATACCTTTTGTTCTTAAATATTCTACGAATTCACCACCTGTATCTAATACTGTATATAGTAAATGCTCGACGTTAATAAAAAAACTATCGAACATGTCTGAAAACTCTTTGGCAAAAAGAATGATTTCATTTATGTCTTGATGCCAACCACCTTGGCCTTTTATTTGTTTAAATTTTTCAGGATTTTTAGATGCATATTCTTTGAATATTTTTACATACATTTCTGTATCTAAGGCTACCCCATAACCTTTTAGTTTAATTTTTAAACTATCAGATAAATTAGCCAAACAGCCATAAACAAGGTGAGGCGCGTCTACAACGGAGTGACCGTTAGCTTCTGCAAATTTTTTAGCATCTTTTAAACCTTGTTTAGCTTTTGGGGTTAAGTTGAAATCAGTTAGACCCATCATAATTCTTTACACTATTTAACTTCAGATAACTTCATGTAGATTTTATCCTTTAACGGAAATATTTTATCAATAAACACGACATCATCACCTTTTGATCCATATATAATGATAATGTCGTTTTTGACTGGTAATTTTTTACCACTATCTAAGTAATCAGTCAACCTAGATTCTTGATTACTATCTAAAAAAAGACCGTTTACTGACCCAACCTCATCTTGTATTGCTAATCTAGCATATTTATTGCCATTTCTACTAGTTCTCCTCATTACATCAGTTAGCACACCTACGAATTTTATATTAGACCTTTGTGGTAAATCTCTAATTACCTCTGATGAGTGAAATTCATCCTCATAACTAAATACCTGTCTAATATTATGTGAATAACTATAACCAAGTAACTTTTCCTCAAAAAACCAATTTGCATACTTGAGATGTTGACGATTCATCTCAAATATCTCTTTATATGGTAAGAATTTCTTACGGAAGGTCTCAAATCTTCGGTCAGCAAACATTTTACGATTATCATCACCCACCATATCTTTTTTACGAGTGTCGTGTATCGCTGTGATTATATCATAATTGTAATCTTCACCTAGAGATATTAGGTTTCTTTTCTCTCTATCTGTAAGAATATTAAATGTTTGAGCTTCTAAGACCAACCTACATCTATTACTAGAAACAAATGAATCAAGCAAGCCAGCTTGTATTAGTGCTGATAAAGTCCCGATGTTTAACCCTGCTTGTTTCGCAGAGATAAATACTTCATACTTATTCTCGAAGCTGTCTTCTCTAAACTCTAAGAGAGACTCCAAAACTTTTGTTGATACCCCTTTGATTGAGTTCAAACCGTATCGGATGTTCTTATCTTCTATTTTAAAATCAATGTCAGATTTATTAAGATCTGGTGGCAAAAGTTTTATATCAAAGTTGCCTAGCTCTTGAGTGATTTTAGCGATCTCTTCATGAGAGTTGGGTTCATACTTTGTGTATTTTAAAAGACTTAAAAAGAATTCTTGAGGATAATTAAACTTTAAGTAAACAGTGCAAGCAGCAAGGTAAGCATAACTAATTGAGTGAGACTTATTAAAAGAATAGTTAGCGGAATCCTCTGCGACCCTCCATAAAACATCACCGATAGCTGGATCTAATTCGTTCTGCTCTATCTTTTCTTCAATCTTCGCCTTCCAAGCTGGCATCTGGTCAACCTTTTTCTTACCGACTATACGGCGCAACTGCTCAGACTCATCTAGACTAAAACCAACCTTCACAGCCATTTTCATAAGCTGTTCTTGGTAAAGAGGAATACCACCCGTATAGCTAAGGATGTCATCAAAAAACTCATGCACAGACTGGGACTCGCCAGTTCTAACATAATCAGCATAACTATCTTTAAAGTCTAAAGCTCCAGGTCTTGCTATAGCTACAACTGCTGATAACTGCTCTAAGTTTTTAGGGGCAATCTGTTGACAGACTTTGAAATTGGTCTCTGCCTCAATCTGAAACAGTCCTTGAGGAGATCTTAAGCAAGCGAGAGCGGCGTATATGGAATCGTCATTGGGGTCTATGTCTTCTGCTTTAATGTCAAGCTGCTTACAAACGTCATGAACCACTGATAATGTCCGCAAACCTAGAATATCAAACTTAACACTAAGGCTTGCGACATCATTCATGTCGTAACCAGAAACAAGCGCTCCATCGTTTGTTGTTTGTAGTGGCATGATATTTTCTAAATCATAGTAAGAAATACAAATGCCAGATGGATGGACTCCAGTGTTCTTATTTAAGCCTTGTAATTTTTTTGCTATCTTAAAAGCTTTAGAATGTTTATCTGCATAAGATCGAAAACTTTCGCTCTCTTCATAAGCGTCATCTAACTTAGCAACAATACCAAAATGTTTTGGAATAGTATCGCTGATTTGATTGACTTCTTGTTCATTAAGCTCCTCAACTATTTTGCCACACTCTTTCATGCAGAGCTTACTACTTAATGTGTTTAAGGTTAAAATTTTAGATGTTCTACCCTCAAATTTTTTCTCAATATATTTAATAACCTCTAAACGACGATCATAAGAGATATCGTTATCAACATCAGCTAGTAAACTACCATCAAGGTAAACTTCGCCTTCGTGCTCTATCTTTCTAGCCCTGCTCTTAGAGACAAACCTTTCAAAGAAAAGATCGTATTTGATCGGGTCGATGTTAGTGACACCAATAACATAAAGAACTAAAGATCCTGCCGCACTACCCCGACCTGCGCCCGTGGGAATATCATTCTCTTTGCAATAATTAAGAATGTCCCAATTCAAAAGTATGTAGTCTACGAAACCTAGCTCATCAAAAATTGTCAACTCCTCTTTTAATCTTTTATAATAAACTGTTGCGTTATCTAGTTTATCTATACCTTTTTCTTTGACCTTGCTGAAGCACAGCTTTCTAAGGAATTGGAAAGTATTTCCCAGGTCATCGCAAGATACCTGATCGTAATATTTTTTTTCTATTTCAATCTCTGGCAGCTTTACACCAACTGGAAAGGGAGTTTTGTATCCTGTGTATTTAGTCGCGCTCATATATCTAATTCGAAAAGTTGTTTGCGAAATATCTTAAAATTCATCTCTATGTCATACAAGGCATCATGCAATCTCTTAGTATCATGAGGGATGTTGTATTTTTTTAACAAAAAACCTTGAGACGTTTTCAAGCCTCTTTCTTTGTAGTTTACTAATCTATATTGCCAACTAATAAAATCCTCATTATCTACAGGTATTTGTTTAGCTATAGCAGTAGCTAAAGCCCTAGTATCTATAATTCTTTCTATGTAATCATAATCAACCTCCTGACACATAAGGTGTCTCCAAACATTAAGCATATAAACATCAAAACCTAAAACATTTTGACCCACTAAAAGTGTGTCTGGATCATAAAAGTCTTTAGCAAAAAGATCCCAAACTTCTTGTGGCGGCTTACATTTTTTTCTATAGCTGGCTTGACTGAACCCTGTAACTCTAGCTGCATCTGGAGAGACATTTAGATCAGGCCAATCTATGTAAAGATCATGCTTAGATAGAATCTTATCACCTTCTGCCACAAGCCAAGCGATCTGCCAAGGCTTAGAGCTAACTAAGTTAAGACCCTCAGTTTCAGTATCGAATACTAGATACTTTTGTTTTTTATTAAATCTAAGAAGCGTCTCGTTCATCTTTACTCTCTAGGTATGATTCAAAACAGAACTCTTTACTACCAAAATGATTTAGCCTTGGACTGCTTAATGTCGCAGCCTTGCCGAAGTTTCTATTACAAAGAATCTTATATGTTTGTAATGATTCTGCATCTTCCCTGTTCTTATAAAAAATACTTTTTACTAGCCTGACTGGTCTTTGTAAACTCTTAGAGAATTTTATTACCTTACTCTCTAACAAAGTGTCAAAAGGTAGATTATTTCTCTCTACCCAAAAGGTCGGGGGTATTTTACTAAAGTCAGGCACACACTTTTTAAGGTAAAGGTTGTTATTAAAAATAAAAGAATCGTAAAAAGGTATTACAAGCTCAAGATCATCAGTCCATATACTATCTAAGAACGAAAAATCTACTTTGCCCGTTCCTGTATGAGCGTAAGAGTAAATTTTGTAAAGAAGGCGGCAACCCTCGTCGTTCTTTGCGAAGACAACTATCTTATGATCTGAGTTATCGTCTTCTTTGACATCGTTGCAACAAGTAACTCTCAGACCAAAAACAAGATTTATACCTTCTTCTTGGCAGCGATTATGAGCTGTGACAAAACCTGTCATAGAGTCCTCTACTAGCACAAGTGAGCTAATAGAGTTTTCTTTGCAGATCTCAATAATACTATCTGCTCCCCCTTCTTTTGATTGCTTGTCTAAAGTCAAAATACTTTTGCCTATAGAAAAGGTTGACTTAAATACTGGAGTCATCCTCTACATTTTAACTCGAACCAAATTCAAGTCAAGAACAATGTGCGGGACAACCCTTATAATATCGCATTTCGTATGTGCATCCCTCTGGCACTAGATCTTCCGAGAAATCTTCCTCAAAATAAGATTTAATAAAATTACCATCCCGATTGTGAATTTCGTAGTAAAAGAAATCAAACTTCATCGAACAGTGCCACTTAGGATTACCGTCTTTTTTAAGTTCTCCTTTTCGAGTAGCAAACCCACATAATAATTTACCACTAAAAGAATTGTCAGTTGGGAATCCCTGATGAGCCGCATAGTTTTTTCTAGCGTCTTTCTCTGTAAAATTATCTAAATATTTTTGTATCTCAGAGAGCTGCATTTCAAAACCAATAAGTTCCTCATCATCCAGTGGCTCCATACGCATGACACCTGATTTGTTAGCATCAGGGTCTAGATCAAATTTCAAAAACAAGAACTCGCTGACTCTCTCTGAGTATTCTGGAAATAAATTTTTTACAGCTAGACTATACATTAAGTCCTGTAAATTATCCGTGCGGTCTTTGCCTTTAAAAACTTCTTTGCTTGTTTTGAAGTCTCTTATTATTGCAAACTTTTTCTTTTTGTATAAGAATAGTTTATCTATAAAACCTCTAATTTTATATTTTATATCTCCATCACTTTTGATAATATCAAAATCTTTTTCAGAGTATTCTTCTGTAGGCTTACCTAGATCCGCTCCAAAAAAATCATAGGAGAGACCATTAAAGATCATATCCTTCATCATCTCTACGTTTTCCTCGTCATCCACGCCCTCTCTGACTGCATGAGACATAATCAACCTCTTGATAGAGGGTATACAAAATACATCTTGCGTTTTAAGTATCTTGTTAAAATACTTTTTACGGCCTTTTACACCTAAGACCTCAAACACTAAATGACAAATGGAGCCGCGCTTGGCTCCTTCATTACTCTTGTCTGGTAACTTTAATTTATACTTGCACCAGTATAACCACGAACACGATTGAGCCGTCTTTATTCTGCTTGCAGATAACGGTGTATTTGGTTCAGGCATCACTAATAAATAAGGCTGTTTTTATCTCTTTTTTAGTGAAGCTAGACGGATTATTCTGAACAAAATCTAAAATGTATTTTACTTGAGCATCTCTGTCGATACCTTTTTCTAACCAAGTATTTAAATCATACTCATCTAAATGAGCATCACCAAAATCATTATACGTCTTAGGTGGGAATTTTACAGTCAGCATATCTAAGTCAAAATACTTAGACAACTTTAAAAAGCTTTTTAAAGCAGCTATGAACCCTCTGTTCTGTTCACTAGCTTTGTCATTATTAGTCGAAATATAAATATGACGTATAGACTTACTATTAAGATAGTTAACAATGTTATTGTTAACAGATAAACCAAAGATAACCAACACGTTCTTAATGCCTTGATCATAAAGCGCCATCGCATCTCCAATGCTTTCCACTAAAACTACTTCTTTCTTTGTTGTTATCTCCTCGTCCACACAAGTTTTTTTGTTGAACGCTGGATAAACCCAATTGTTTCTTCTGCCTATATGTTTCCATTTCGGGTAATCGTTATCTGAATCTACTTTTCTACCAGAGAAACCAATTATCTGGTTATACTCATTATATATGGGGAAAACCATCCTTCTATACATTTTGCCAACACCCGCAAGGCCAGCCTGAAAATTTTCTTGTGTTTCTTTCGAGATGTTCCTTTGTTCGTAAAAGTGGTAATTGGGAAAAAGTCTATCAAGAGAGGAATCTGGGTATATCTTTTCCATTTCTATCGTTTGTTTAGGTGTGTAGAGAGTTTCTGTGGTCTTGGAGCTAGATCCAATGATTTTAGAAACTTCCTTGTCATCTTTTACAGTAAGACTAATTAAAGCTTCAAAAGGCATACAACCTTTGTTCTGCACAAAGTCCATCCAAACACCTGTGTTCTTATATATCTTTACAGCAGTTTTATTATTACCGTCACGATAAAGCGCTTGAGTTCTCCAGTGATCTCCACAGTCAATTAGCGCATAGCCTATAGACTCAAGGATTCCTTGGAACTCTTCAGAATTGATCGAAGTCGGGGATTGTTTCTTGGAATCCATCACTATCTAGTTCCTCCTCTCCATTTTGAACTCTAGCAATATCTCTTAGGTCACCACGTTCAGTAATATTGAAGTTCATAAATTCTAGGTTTATAGAATTCTTTCTCAGATTATCTCCTATGGCGACTGGCTCTATAGCACCCGCTATGTCGCTACCTAAGTGTCTCGCTTTTACATTGATTAATTTATGTGTCCCAAATCTACCCCCCTCAGTCTCAATCTCATCAGCAGTCTTATTACGGAGAATAAACATGTGAGAGCAGAACTGAGTAATCCTATCTGATAAAGAAACAATAGACTCATCATCAACAATGTTTTGTGAGTTCCTGTTATTCGTGATGCCGTATCTGTTTGACTGAACAGAGGTGATCATGGGTATCACAGGATTGCCATCATGTAAGATTTCTTTCTGCACACATTTTTTAAACTTATCAACCATCTCTCCTACTACTTGCCACTCAGACTTGTTAGCTACGTTTTCAGAGGTTGTCTTTATGTAATCAAAAGAAAACACCATGTTATTGCCTCGACCCACCTTTGAGTAATAAAACCTTTTAAGTGTGTTTACCATTGTGTCCACATCCATACCCCCCACGTTGTAATAAAAGAACTTAAGGTTTTTTATCTTTGGCCAAACAGATCTAACTTTGTTTACAACTTCTTCTCCTGCTTGCCGCCACTTGCCACTCTCTAATAGATGCATAGCCACTCCAGATAAAGCAGCACACTGACGCATAACAAGTTCCTCCTTGCTCATTTCTCCGTTGTCGAAGTGCAACACTGGAACATCATACTTGAGACTAACTTTGGTAGAATAGTCCATGCAAAACTGAGTTTTACCTACGCCAGATCTTGCAACTACAACTGTTATATTTCCAGGTCTTAGTAGTGAACCATAAATCTCATTAACTTTAGGATGCGGCCCCATCATCCCGAACTCAGTGACAGGATTGTTTCCTCTTTCCTCAACGATTGCCTCCATCTCCTCATAGATGTTTTCTGGGACATCGTTGCCAAGCTCATAAAGATTTATACGAGAATTGTAAACATTATCTGCACTCTCCACGATAGCTCTGTAAGAAGCTTCTGGAGGCATCGCTTTCATCTTTTTAGCGATTTCTTGTGAAGACTGCAATATCTCGCGCCTGATAGAATATTTTTTTAATTCTTTAGCTGTCTTAAGAGCGTTTCCTTTAGGAACCTTTCTCAAGGCTAATGACTTGATGTAGTCAGCAGGATTTAAATTGTCTTCAAACGACAATCCTACCTCATTCACTCTCTGAGCAATAATAACTTCGTCTATCTCATCACCAGAGTCGATAGCTTGCTTTATAATCCTGAATATTGTCGAGTGAAGTGCGCTCTGCTCAGAATAAAAATCTGAGTTTCCTATAAAGTTAGAAATCTCTGATAAGGCATCAGGCTCTTTAATGAGACCTGCCAATAATTGTTTTTCTAATTCAAAATTATAGATCATCCTGTGTCATTTCTGGTGGAGGTGAAGATAAGTGATTCTCAAGAGCTTTCATCAAAGCAAACTCTGTCATGCCGCAATCAAACTTACAATATATTAAAGGCTTACCATTCTCAGAGGATACAGCCATAATAACCCCTTTATATTTATCAACACCACCTGAGAGGTCATAGATCTTCTCTACTAATTCAGATGGTATGCAAAATTCTTCTTCATCGTCTAAGTTCATAAGTAAATATCTTGATCAGTGAATAGCGAGGCTTGTATTTCATCTTGAGGATAAACCTCTGCCAGCTTTATACCGTTAGCCTCACAGAACTCAAGCTTTTTCTGATCTCTTTGTAATTGATCAGCGTAATTTAAACGATTTTTATGAAAATGCTTGACATATTTAGTGTGTTGAGCGCCTTGGACTTCAACAGCTACATTTTTACTAGCGTTGTAAAAATCTAAGCTCAATCTAGTGCCCACAACCCTAAACTCTTCAAAAACAAAATCATTCTCCCAGTAAGGTCGCAAAAATTTCTTAACAGAAGTTTGGAACTTACTCCTACTAGGCTTGTCCCAGTCAATTAAATATTTTTTTGCGTTAGCAAGAGTTCTATACTTACCGTATGCGTCATAAAACTTCATCCCGAGATTTGGACTTTGAAGTATTCAAACAAGAAGTTCGAAAGTTTACTGTTAGCTTCAATATGGGCAAATAATTTAGCCTCACCGTGTATTTTATCTGGGAACTCTAAATCATTCTCTGAGAGAAGTTCCGCGAAGTCTTCTGATCTGTAAAGCCAAGCACCTTTTTGTTTTATAAAATCCCAGCCATATAACATACTAACTATTTCTTTTTCTTTCCA